AAGAATTTACGAGCATAAATTAAAAATGCGCGAACGTAAGTGGATGCAAACAAGAGCTACTTACGCAACAAAGAAAGTTCAGTATGAACAGGAAGTTGATCTAGCAAATATTGCAGCTCAACGAGCTTATGCAAGAACACAAAAATCCTTATACGATGCTAGAGCTACAGCCCTTATACAGAACCAATCTGACTTTAAGGACTCGCTTGTAGCTGAAGGTGAGCTTCTAGCAAAAGCAGCAGAAAGAGGTGTACGTGGTAGAAGTATAGCTAGAGCATTAGTTCAAAACGCTCAAGGTTTAGGATTAAAGCAAGCTATGAGAACACGAGGTTTAACAAAATCTTATTACGAAGGTAGAGAATCTATGGACGATGTCAATAGACGTTTGAAAGGTACTGTAAGAAAGTCCTTCGGAAAAGTAGCACTTCAACCAATAGCAGATATGGCACCACCAAGACCAGTTATGCAGAACGTCGGTTTAACACTAATGTTAGGTATGGCAGGAGCTGTAGGTGCTGGTATAGAAGGAGCACAGACAAAGTAAAATTATGGCACAGATTCCTCAATATAACGTCGATTCAGGAGACTTTACACCAGAAGAAATACTAGACGTTATACCTGAACAAGAACGTTTAGACAGACAAGTTCAGAACGACGAAGAGAGATATCTTCGTGAGTTAGAAAGAAATGCAGATGATAGAATACGTAACTCCGAAAAAATGTGGAGGGGTATATCTTCACTTTCCTCTAAAGTAGGAGACATCTTTGCAAAGAAACAAGAAGAACATAGAAAGAAAAAATCAGCAGCATTAAAAAATAGAATATTACTTTATGGTGTTGGTGATAATTTAAAAGCACATTTTAGTGGAGAGAAAAGAGATCTTTTTGAAGAAAGTGAAGCTATACATGAAACAGCCTCTACTATTGAAAGATCAGGTGATATTGTTACAGCAGAAGAATTTAGAGATTTATCTAAATGGGAACAGTATGCAGTACAAGAAGAGTATGCAAGAAAGATAGGTACAAATTATGGTTCATTTGTAGAAAAAGCAAGAGAAACAGTTTCTATAGATGTTACTGACCCAGATGGTACAGTTAGAACCGTAAAGTTTGCTAATGGAGATCTAAGTGCATACCAACCTACTGAAGCTGAAAGAGCTGCTTTAAATGAAAAGATACAGTTTGAGTTTGCTTATCAATTACAAGGTATTGACAATGAAGCATTAATTGCTGAACAAGTTAGACCTCATGTCCTTGCATATAATAAGGCAAATAATGCTGTAGCTTTGCAGGATAGAATAAATGCAAGAAAAAATATTTTCCAACAAAACACTCTAACTTCTATGGAAACCATCATTACTGGTGGTAATCTGGAAGAAGGTACACAGATGTATCAAAACTACATCAGGATGTATAAGTCTAGAAACCCTAAGGCAACTAATGCAGAAGCTGAAGCTCAATTTGGAATGAACTTAGTTTCTCTTGTAGAAAATGGTAAGGTTAGTAGAGCTCAAGCTTTAGCTTTAATTGATGAAAAATTTATTGGAGCTAGTGGTGAAAGAACTATAGAAACTGGTAATAAAGAACTTAGACAACAGATCAGTGTTGCTGGAATTAAATATGACGAAGCTAAAAAAACTCAACAAGCAGTAGATATTGCTGATGATGCAGCTAATTTAAAAGAGATGGGTCCTATAAGTGAAGAACAAGCAACAGTACTTAAAGAAGCATTTGAAGTTAAATATGGATACGTTCCTCCTTCAATTAAAAATGCGATAAAAGGATATATACCTGACGATCAAGCTAGAGATATGTTAAATGATAAGTTAGCAGCATCAGGAAATGATACGTTACATCCAAACGATTTAAGAAACGTTAGTACTGCTATTTATAATGAATATAAAGGTAAACTTGTATCTGAACAATCTCACTTAACACCCGGCACAACAACTTATAAAGCAAATGCAACAAGGTTTGATAGTATAACACAAACTGCAATGAAAACTAATTATGGGTCAGCAGATATAAAATCTACACAATTTTTAAATTTAAGAGCAACTGTTGAAGCAGTATATAATGACGCTTACCAAATAGCTTATGCAGCAAATAGAGATGAAGGCATAGCTCATAAGTCAGCAATGGGAGTATTAAACGAGTTTATAGCAAATCCAGATAATGTAGCAGAAGGACAGATAGTAGATTATACAGTTACAACTGACGATAAACAAAAAGTCGAGAATGTTTCCATAGGCGTACAGCAAGGCATGAATAATCAATGGAAAACTAACAGAATGTCATTGGCAGGCGAACAAGCTGATAAAGAGTTATTAACTTGGGCACAGAGTTCTACTAAGTCTGTCAAAGATATGCCTGAATATTATGTGAAAGTAGCCAGAGCATTAGGAATACCTCCTGATAAATTTGGACTAGCACAAGCAGCTTTGATTACTCAAGAACCTTTTGATGAGTCAGCCCTATCGAAAGAAATGACTGAAGACAAAGATATTCTTAAACTTATATTCAAGAATCCAAATACATATTCTGTCATTCAGGGTGTAATGATGCTTGAGCAAGAGGGAGAAGAAGTCACAAAAAAAAATTCATTATTTAACAACAAGAGTGTAAGAAACGAAGACATTTAACTGCGGTGGTGTCTGGATTTAACACTTATTATTTACCGAGGTAAACATGGAGGACCAATCCTTAGATATCGAAATTACGGATAGTGGCTTTACGGAAGAACAAATAAATACAGCATTAAATGCTCAACGTGAAGCACAAGAAGTACAAGAAGAATATAATAAGAAAAAAGAACAACGAGAGTTAGAAGCTGAACAAGCAAGAAAACAAGCGTTAATTCAAGAAGAAAAAGATAGACCAGCTAATCTTGGCGATTACGCTAAAGATACTGTAGTTGGTGCAGTAGCCGGTGTACAAGATACTGCCTCTTCTCTTGTCACTTTACCAGAAAGAATCATTGATTACTTTACTGGAGAGATGGCTAGAGAAAATAAAGAAGGTGGTTATAAAGCTGAATGGGACGACTGGTTTGTAGATGATGAGAATCCTCTAGAAACAAAAACTTGGTGGGGAGGATTAGTAAGAGGTGTTACTCATGTTGGTACTACTCTTGCAGTTCCTATCCCGGGAGCTGGAAAACTAGGAAGCATTGCAAAATTAGCTTCTACAGCTAAAGCTGTTAAAGGAGCTAAAGCTGCTAAAGCTGTTGGAGCTGGTTTAACAGTAGGTAAGAATGCACCTAAAGCTTTAAAGGCAGCAAGAAAAGCTAGAATAGCTGCACATAGATTAAAAGTAACTCCTAAGTTTAAATTTTTAGGAAAGACCAAACAACTTACTGGACGTAATTTAATAAAAGGTGCTGCTGTTGGTGCAAAGTTTGACCTTACTTCTAAAACATCTCAAGAAGATAACGTAACAGGAATGTTAAAACAGAGATGGGCATGGCTAGATACTCCACTAGCTACACAAGAACATGACCATCCTGCTATGAAAACTCTAAAGAATGTTGTTGAAGGCATGGCTTTAGGAGTTGTATTTGACAACCTTATTCATATAATAGGTTCTGGAGTAAAAGGTTCTGGAAAAGCTATTGTTAAAAATAGCAAAGGAGGAGAAGAAGTAGTTGACTTAAAACAAGTTACTGACATTAGAGCTGAAAGTGTAAGAGACCAAGTTGCAGAAAAAGGAATACAACAACTTGAACTTCCCGGATTTGGTGCTTATAAAAATCCTAAGATAAAACAACAACACCAAGGTAATCCAACTTCACTTGAATCATTAGAATCTGCTACTAAGTCGTTAGATGATATAGAAACTAGATGGGGAGCTGAAGGTGGCTCTGCTGGTTCTGTTACTTCTAATGTAGAAATAGATAGAGTAGCTAAAAGTTCTAAAGAAGCTAGAAAGGTTGTTAAAGAAGTTTTACAAAGAGGTGTTAGTGAAGGCTATTTAAAAGGTCTTGACGAAACTGCTGCAAGACAAGGTATACCTAAAGAAGTTTATTATGCTAAAGTTTCAAAATTAGCTCAACAAGTTTATGAAGGAAGGAATACTTCTGATTTTACTCCTGACGAATTTTGGGCACAGGTTAATAAAGAAAGTGTCAAACGTACAGGTAGTGTAGAATATGAGTTTGTAGCTGCTGAAATGGCTCCTATTATAGATACTATTAATGGAACTCTTATGAAAGAAATAAGAGATATTGGTATTGGTGGTAGAGAGATGCAGGACATATTTGACCTAAGAAGTGTAGATGGACCAGCACAACAATTAATTGAAAAGCTTATAGCTGGTTTAAGAATCAGATCTATTCAAAAAGCTGAGATATCACAACAATTTAGAGAACTTGGAGATCGTGCTACTAGAGATCAGATTGATGAGATCGTAGATCAAAACGTACAGCAAAGTATTGATGCTTTTAGATTAGCTATGAAAATAGCTCCTGAAGAAGGTGGAGATGAATTATTTAAAACTATTTTTGAAGGAATCTCTATGTCAAAAGGAATACATACCTTAGATGACTTTGATGCTTTTATGAAGTACAAACTTAAAGGTGGTGTATGGAAAGGAGGAAAGAAAGAAACTGGTGCTCTTATTAGAGAGTTAGGTTCTGTTTTTACTCATAGTGTTTTATCTGGACCTAAAACATCAATGCGAGCAATTATGGGTACAGCCTCTGCAACATTTGCACGTCCAATGTCTATGGCACTTGGAGGTCTAATGAAAGGTGACGTTGTAACTATGCGAGCTGGATTAGCAAACTTAAACGCTATGCGTGAAGCTATACCAGAATCTTTTGAATTATTCAAATCTAGACTTAACTCTTATTGGAGTGGTGATATTTCTACTATGAAAACTAGATTCATAGAGAAAACTAAAGCCGACGATCAGTGGGCAATGTATGGTCATTGGGTTGAAAATTCTGGAGGTGCAAGTTTAATGGATAAGCTTGTTTACAGAATGGCTAATATGGCTAGATGGGCAAACAACACTAATATGTTTACCTACTCTACTAAAATCATGGCATCTACTGATGACGCGTTTGGATTAATAATTGGTAGAGCTAGAGCTAGAGAAAAAGCTTTCTTAGAAGCAACTGAACAAATGGGTGAAGGAGGATTTAAAAACTTTGACGCTGCATTTTTCAAAGATGTTGAAGATAAATTTAATGCAAAGATATTTGATAACGATGGAAACTTAACTGATGAAGCAGCAGCTTATACAAAAAGAGAAGCTACTTTAACTCAGGACTTATCTGGATTTGCTAAGAATTTAGAAGGTACTTTTAATGATGCACCATGGGCAAGACCATTTTTCTTATTTGCAAGAACTGGTATTAACGGTTTAACTTTAACTGCTAAGCATACCCCAGGATTTAACTTTTTAGTTAAAGAATGGAATGACATCGCATTTACTAAACCTAGTGCAAACTTAGAACACTTAAATAAATATGGTATTAATAACCCTAGAGACTTGATGACTGCAAAAGCTGTTCAACAAGGAAGACTTGCTATGGGTTCTGCTGCAATATTTATGGCTGGTCAATCTTTCTTAGCTGGAAACTTACATGGTAACGGACCAACAGATAGAAAGAAAAGACAAGCATGGTTAGATGCTGGTTGGAAACCAAGAACTGTGAAAATAGCTGGTCAATGGGTTAGCTATGATGCTTTTGAACCTTACAACCAAATACTTGCATTAGTAGGAGATATAGGAGATCACCAAGAACTAATGGGTGAAGAATGGGCAGAAGATAGATTTCTAAAATTATCTATGGCTTTAGCTTCAACAGTTACAAGTAAATCATATTTAGCAGGACTACAATCTTTTGTTGATTTATTTTCTGGTGCGCCCGGACAACAAAATAGAATACTTGCTTCTTTAATGAATAACACTATTCCTCTTTCTAGTCTTAGAAATGAAATAGGTAAAGTTCTTAATCCACATACAAAAGAATTAGGTTCTGATGTTTTAAGTTCTATTAGAAATAGAAACTTATCTACTGAATTTTTAGCAGGAGAAGATCAGCTTGCTACTAAATTTGACATCTTAACAGGTGAACCAATAAAAGATTGGAACTTTATGACACGTATGTTTAATGCTATATCACCAGTTCAATTTAATTTAGATTATTCACCGGGTAGAGAATTTATCTTTAATAGTGGATATGATCTAAGAACTTTAGGATATAGTGCTCCTGATGGAACAGATTTAAGTGATTCACCGGAAGTCAGGTCAAAATTTCAAAAAGCGATGGGAGATCAAAAGCTTCTTAAGAAATTTGAAAAGTTAGCAGCCGACCCAAGAATGCAATTATCTTTAGCAAAAATGAATGAGGCACGTAAAAACGGTGAGTATGATCTAGACCCTAATTTATTCCCTCATGTTAAAAGAATAGAACAAATATTTAAACAAGCTAAAAGAATAGCTTGGGCACAGATAAGTCAAGACGAAGATGTTATGGAACTTATTGCTAAAGAAAAAGAATATACAAAAAGAAAATATAATGCCTCGCAAGGTACTATCAATGACATGATAAACATGCGAAAATAACACACACAAGGTGGATAACCCATGGCGGTACAAACAACTGAAGAATTTAAAAATGGCGGTGCCACCTCATACGCCATTACAATCGAATATTTACAAGCAAGCGACATCAAGGTAAGAATTGGTGGAGCTTTACAAACTTATGTAACCAGTAGCCCTAGCTCTGGCGAATATACCGTAAGTGGAACAACTGTTACCCTTGGAGCACAAGCTGCTGCCGGTACAGGTAACGTTCATATATACAGAGAAACAGATGTTAATACAGCAGCAGCCGTATTTGCTGCTGGTTCATCTATAAGAGCAGCCGATTTAAACGCTATCCATGATATGGGTAGGTTTGCTGCTGTTGAGCACAGAAATAAAATAATTACAGCAGATATAAAAGAAGGACAAGTTACTTCTACTGAGATTGCAGACGACACTATTGTCAATGCTGACATTAACGCAAATGCAGCTATAGATAATAGTAAAATTGCAGATGGTTTACTTAAGTCTGGTATAACAGTTAACTCAGCAAACATTGTTGATGGTTCTATTGTTGATGCTGACGTAAGTAACTCAGCAAATATCAATGGTTCTAAAGTAGCTGATGCAAG